CTGTACTAATCTTAGCATCTGTAATGCTACCACCAACGAATGCAGTACCGTATACTACAGGAAGTTTGTTGTTAGTTGCTGGTGGTAACTGAACTCTTGAGCCAGTAACTGCATCTTCTTGTTGGCTGTTACCAGTCTTCCCTCTTGGTGCGATAAGTTTACTAACAACAAAAGATGCTGCAACAGTAAGCACAGTGGATGCAACTGCGGCAGCGATGCCAGTAAGACCGATTGCAGCGACGATTGCGGTAAAGATTGCCATATTATACTCCTGCTACCCAGACTTCTTCAGTCTTTTTAAATCCAAACTTCTCAAACTTTAAGTCAGGTGAATTAACCATTTTGACCATACTGTAAGCAGTGATTCTACCAGTGTTTACCATCTCATCACTTTCTTTTACATACTGTGCAAGTAATCTATAACCAGCAGTTGAACCACGATATTCTTCGTCAACCCAGTATACGATTTCTCGCAATACTCTTGTGTCTGGATCCCAGATAAGTGAATCAATCATACCAATCAGCATCCCTGCTAGTTTGCCGTCTTTCTCAGCAACTAATGCAAGTCCACGACCTGCCATTATGTGAGCGTACACAGTAGCAACATAGTCAGCGTTACTAAAGTTATTGCTTATTGTTGTTGGTCCCTTTAACTTGAAACGATGTAACATTTCTAAGATTTCAGGGAAATCAAACTTGTTTGCGTGTCGTATCTTCATTAGAATTGATTCACATCACGCATAAAGCCAGTGTCACGGCCACCAGCACCGCCACTGAAGCCACCAGTGCTACTTGAACTTGATGCTGCTTTCTTCTTAGCATCCATACCAAAGTCAAATGTCTGGTCAGCAATACTATAAACATTGTTCATAGAACTGTCTGTTGAGTTGAATACTTGCCAACTACTTTTGTTTGTCTTACGACCAGCAACACGATTTTCTAATACAGTCTTATAACTGCTTGCGTTAACTGAAACAACAAAGTTGTCAGTAGGACCATTGAAGTTAGTTTCTAAGTCTTCAGCAATACCATAACTTGTTACGATGCCTGTAAATCTAGGATAAGTATTAGTTAGAATATAGTTGTTATCATAGAATCCGCGAATGATTTCTAACTTGCTGCCCTTTAGTTTGGTACCTAATACAATTGCAATGTTGTTTCCGCTGATGCCTGACAATGACATACTTGTATCTGCTGATGTAACTCGCAAATCTCTTGGCTGCGTACCAACTGCTAACAAACCACCAAGTGGTAAGTAAGTTGTACCATCAATGACTACATTGCTGTAGGCAGTACTAAATGTGTGAACAGTGACATTTGCACTGTTACCGTATTCGTTATAAATTGTTAACTTCACAAACTCCGCAGTATTAATACTGGGCGGGCTATTTGCTACCTCTGGGATATTATCCATTCATTTGTTCCTTATGCTGTTGCAACCCATTCATATAAGTTGAATGAATCACTAAACTCTATTAATGCGTTATTGATTGTTACGCCATTTTCTCTTGCTGCACCACCTGGTACTAACTTGTAAGTAGGCATATTAGGGCAGAACATATAGAAACTACACGCATTGCCTACAATGATGTTATCACCTACTACACTAGATGTAATTATGTTGGGTCTATTAGTTGTTACTGTTACAGTTGCATCTGTTCCTCTTGTTACTTGCGTTTGCGAAGTAAAAGGAAATGTATGATTGCCAATCTGTATCAAATCGTTAGGCTCAAACAATACACGAGTAGAACTAACTACTGGAAGATTAGTCAATACTAACTGATTACCTACAAATGATTGCACAGTGATGCCATTCAATTGCGTAGTGCTTAGACTACCCTGATATTTGAATATCCAACTTAAGCAAGCGTTATTACTAAATGTTACAACTTGTGGAGTATTACGGTCTAGTGTGTCAAGTTGTTCTAGCAATGCTCTTGCTTCAAAGTAACGCAAACTTGAGGGCATATCTAACACAAAACGCCAAGGGTTGAATGTTGGAGTTTGACTTGTTCTTGGTGACTCGTTGCGAGTGTACTGAATGCCAACCATCTTACGACGGTCAATGTTCAATCCATTGCAGTTGTCAATTATTGTTTGTAATCCTGACATAATTGTTCCTATTAACCTCCGTATGGCATTTCTTTACGAGCCATCATTGATGCTCCAAGTAAAGACTTGCGATTCTCAACAAACATCTGTGCTACTGAACGACTGTCAATTGCACTAATGTTGTATGTGTTGTATGTGTTGTTGACTGTCGCACCCATACCTGTTCCAGCACCTGCATTCTTATTCAGTGATGCATTAGTCATAATAGAACCAGCACTGTTAGGTACGAATAGTTCTGGACCTTGCTCACCAACGACATATGGCTTGTTTGCCATAACAGGACCGCCTGCTGCTTTACCAAGAATTGCCAAACCAATTTTTGATAATAGTTTAGTTGCAGCAGCCTTCAATGCAATCTTGGCAAGGTCTGCAATGACAGATTTAGCAAAGTCACCGAATTTGAACTTACCTGTTTGAACAAAGTTATCAAGTGCGCTATTCATATTGCTAAACAAACTTGCCATACCCTGCTCAGCCATATAGAATGGTTCAGTAATTTTACTTGCTTGGTCTATAGCAGCACGAATACCTGCTTTTGCGCTATTTCTTGTTGCATCTAAGGTTTTATTTTGTGCTTGAATTGTTCCCTCAGTCTGTATCCAGGCTAGATTAAGATTTTTTACATCTGCTTCATACTCTCTAATTTTCTGTAGGTCTGCTTTATCGCCTTTTTCTCGCTCTCGTCTTATGTTTTCTTCAAGTTTTGCAACCTCAGTTAGATGTCTAGTTTTTGCATCAAGCAAACTCATTTGACGGTCAAAATCTTCTCTTGATATTTTACCAGCCAACATCTTGTCACGGATTTCTTTTTCTAGTCCTGCTTGGCTTGCGGCTACACCAAACTCAATAAATGCAAGTTGTTCCTTCAATAGAGTTTGCTGTAATCTTAATTCTTGAGTACGCTGATATTCAACTTCATTTAACCTGATAGATTTGGTTAATTGCTTATCTTTTTCAGCAACTTGTAATTGTAATTGTGCAATGACTTCTTGATTAGCAGCCTTACCTTTAGCCTGTTCTTCAGCAATTTTGGCTTCAAGACCTCTGATTTCTTCTGCTGCTTGTTTTCTTGCTTGAGCATTTGATTTAATTAGATTGGCTTGTTCACTAGCCATACCAATCAAATCAATTTCAAGTTGACGCATTTCATTAGTAGCAGCGTTTTGTGCAACAAGTTCTTGAGTTACTGCTTTTGCTGCGGCGGATTGCTCACGCATTTGTTCTGCAATTCTCTTAGCATCATCAGCAGCCTTTGTTGAAGCCTTTTTGCCTTCTTCGCTTGCCCCGCCGCCACCGATAGTAGGTGCAACATATCCACCAGCAGTTGTATTAATTTTAGGTGCAGCAACACCTGACTTACTTACTGGGTCTAATTGGAATTTGAACTTGATTGGTCCACCAGACGCCATTTGCCTTTGAACAGCACCTATGCCTTTTTTGAAGCCTGCTTGTAGTTCACCCATAGCAGACTTATTACTGAAAGGATTCAAGCCAGCAAGAATAGCCTTGCCGACACCAACCATAAGATGACCTATAAATTGTCCAAATGCTGACCAAGCATTAACTAAAGTATTAACAATTGCTATACCAGCATTACCTAAGGTCTTTAATGCATTACTTACACTTCCGGTCTTTTGCACAAGAAGAACAAATCCAGCAACTAAGGCCGCAACACCTGCAACGACAAGACCAATCGGATTAGCAATCATTGCTACTGTTAATGCTCTGAAGGCTGACGCCATTGCGAGAACACCCTTCGCTAATTCATATAACTTTACCGCAGCCCAAGCAGCAGCAAGTCCACTTACGAGCGGAATAAGAACATTTAAGTTGTTGATTACGAATACTAATGCGCCGCCCAGTGCTTCACCCATTGCTTTAGCAAGGTCATTCATTTTGCTACTAAGTTCACCGACTGTACCTACGCCAGCGCCGATTGCTTGTGTCAATCCTGAACCAAAACTTTCCTTCATTTGGTCAGTAGTATTGTTTAAGACCATCAATTGGCTGTTGATAGAACCTAATTCTCTAACGCTGGTACCAGCAAACTGTTCATTAAAGCCTTTATACAATGCTTGACGAATCTTCTCTGCGCCTTCAGCAGTTTTACCAAACTTAGCAATCTCAAGACGAGATAGTCCTAGTTGCTCTTGTAACATTTTGAAGACAGGGATACCTCTATCTTGCAATCTGTTCAAATCTTCAAGACCCAAACCACCAGAAACAGTTCTACTGAACAAGTCGGCTGCTGCTGTTAACGCACCAAACTGGTCAGTAGAGTTCTTACTAACATCAACTAATGATGTAAGCAATGCGTTAGTAGGGCTAATGCCAGAGTTTGCTAACTTAACATATGTTTCGCTTAATGCTCGGGCATCAGTACCCAATGCATTAGAAAGTTGTCTTACACGGTCAAACTCTAGTGCGCTTTTAGCAGCATCACCAGTAACAGTTGTAAAGGCACCGCGTAATTCTTCAAGTTCTCTTGTAGTATTAACAATATCTTTAAGTACTAATGCACCACCGATTACTGCACCAGCACCAATTGCTGCGGTACCAAGACCGGTAATTTGCTTCTGCAAACTGGCTAGTGAACTGACTGCTCCACCAGTTTGGACATCAACTGCATATGTTAAACTCGCCATACTTTAATACCTTATTTTTTACGCATTATTTCATTAACACGCTTGGTTACAAATTCGTTTGTAGGTTTTGACATACCTTCTGGTGCTTGACGACTTTTGCCAGAGTCTAACTCGGTTGCGTAATCATAGTCTGCTTTGATTACTTCCCCCTGCAACCGAGTTCGTCTTTTTGCGTTACCTGTTTTAATAGGCGTTTCCTCTTTAAAGAAACTATATGCTTCTGATGGTAATTTAGTAAGAGCAGCACTTATCCGGCGTAAACTCGGAGTCATGTCATCCTTTACTACTCGGAATCGGGTTTTTGCCATTCTCTTTACCTTTGTTAAACATATCTACTAACTGGTCAGTACTATACATATCTGCTGTTACTTGACCTTTATTCATGGCTTTCTTATGTTGATAATTCTCATATGTTAACGCAGCATCAATGACGTAAAGATCAAAGGTATCTGCTTTCCTTAACACTTCACTCGGTAACATGCCATATCGTTTACCAAGACCGTCAATTTGCATAATAGATAACATCTTAGGCGAATCAACGGGAATATCATCATTTGTTACTTTCCCAGTTGGGCAATAACCTTATTAATTACCTTCATCAATACTGGAGTTGGTAAAGTAGATTTATTAGTTAAAATCTCTTTGCCGTCTTCGTCAAGAACCAGTGTTCTAACAATGTCAAGCAATGATGCGACATCTGCGTTTTCGCCCTGATTTGCCAATTTCGTAAAAGTGTCCATTGGCTGACGGTCCCAAGTATAGAATACTAAGGCTTCTTCGTACTCTTTGATGACTTCTTCGTCGTCAATTGAGATTTCAATTAGTTTCGGTTCTGCGCTGATTTGTGAAAGTTTCATTTGTTTTCTCCTTAATTTGTTTTCACTAGTATTTAGTTAGAATCAGTTGACTCTAACAGTTGGTTGAGCAATGCAAGACGGAATGTTTGCTTTGCTTTAAGTTGCTTAACT